AGCCCTGCGGAGGGGTGGCCGAGAGGCTGAAGGCGGCGGTTTGCTAAACCGTTATACGGTGATAAGCCGTATCGTGGGTTCGAATCCCATCCCCTCCGCCACGCACCCTGTTTAGTCCAGAGTGCCATTTCCCTGGGTGCGAAAACGGCCGCGCTTCCGGGGGTTAAGCCGTGCCATAGGGTTCCAGAGACTCCAAGCAGCAGCGCGATGGCGGCCGGTTGGCGGCGTCGTCTCCGACCGCGGCTGGGCACGGTCCGGTTTTCCCTGTTGGGGCGGTTCTGCAGGGAATCCGAGTTAAATTGCCCTGTGTCCCGCCGGGAAGATGCCGGCGAAGGCCTGGTTTTCCAATAGCTTGCGCGGCAAGTCCCTGCACCAGCGAGCAGGGAATGCTTTCGAGCGTGCAGGGAAACTTCAGGGACGAGCAGGGAGCCGGATGGTCGGAAGAGGGAAATGCCTGAGCGAGTTCTCGAAGCCGAGCAGGCGGGCTTGCTCGTCCCAGTCGGATGGCAGGGGCGTGCGCACCAGAAGCTCGGTGCTCAGCGAGGCCGGCTGTCGGCCCTGCTCGATCGCGGCGACGATTTGGGGCGACAGGAGCGCGAGGGGCAGCCGGGCCCTGATGAAGCGCTCACTGACGCCCTCGGTCTGTGCGATCGCTGCGATCGAGGTGCCGGCCCGAACCTGATCCATCCAGGCCAGGGCGCGGGCAACGGTCCGGCAGAGCACGCGATCGACTGACGGCCGTTCGAGGCCGGTGACGATCCGGGCTTCCGCCCCGCGCCGGCGCAGCTGGAAGGGCGTCTCGATGGACAGCGCGACCTGGGCGATCGCAGCCGGGTCGATGGCCAGGGCAGTCGCCAGGGCGGCACGGTCAAGCGTCAAGAGGAGTCGACCCTGCGTAACGCGGCCCTCTCGGACCAGGTGAAGCCATCCGGTTGAGCCAGCATCATCGAACCTGGCGATGCGGCCCGCCGCGGCTTTGAGGCGGTGGCTGATCTGCGGGTTGGGCTCCGAGACCAAGCGATGTTGATCCAGGCAAAGCCGGATGTGGTGGGCAACCGCGGCCCCGACGGCGCGCTCCAGCTCTTCAGCCGGAAGACGCCAGGCTGCCGGGTCACAACGATCTTGCGGGCCGATGATGAGGCGGCGCGAGACATAGTAGCGTCGGCGTCGGACTCCGCTGCGGGCGTGACTCGGGGTCAGGCGATCGCCGCTCTCGTCGACCAGCTTACCGGCCAGCGGGGAGGTGTGGTGCGTGTCGGGAGTGTCGCCGGGACCTCGGCCACGCCGGGGCCGGTTGGCGTTGGCCCGGAGCGCGTCCTGCACGGCATCCCAGGTGGCGCGGGCGATCAGCGGCGGGTGTTGGCCCGGGTAGACCTGATCCTTGTGCCGGACCCCGCCGATATAGACCGGGTTGGTCAGGAGATAGTGGATGGCTCCCCGGCTGAACGGCACGCCTCCACAGGTCCTGCCGCTAGCAAAGGTCCGGCGCTTCGAGACCAGGCCGCGCGCGCCGGCCTCGGCCTCCACTCTGCGCAGGCATTGATGCTCGAGATAGAGATCGAACAGCATGTGGACGCTTGCTGCCTCATCCTGGTTCACCGTGAGGGTGCGCCCGGCGGCGTCGTAGCCCAGCGGCACCAGCCCGCCCATCCAGAGCCCCTTCTTTTTCGAGGCGGCAATTTTGTCGCGGATGCGCTCGGCAGTGACCTCGCGTTCGAACTGCGCGAAGGACAGCAAGACGTTCAGGGTAAGCCGGCCCATCGAGGTCGCGGTATTGAATGCCTGGGTAACGGACACGAAGGAGCACCCGGCCGCGTCGAAGCGCTCGACCAGCCGGACGAAGTCGGTCAGGGCGCGGGTCAGGCGGTCGATCTTGTAGACCACCACCATGTCGACTTGGCGCGCATCGATGTCGGCCAGCAGGCGCTGCAGGGCGGGCCGCTCCAGGGTACCGCCGGACACGCCGCCGTCGTCGTAGCGTTGGGCGACCGGGCGCCAGCCCTCATGCTTCTGGCTGGCGATGTAGGAGGTACAGGCGGCGTGCTGCGCGTCGAGGGAGTTGAAGCCCTGCTCCAGTCCCTCCTCAGAGGACTTGCGGGTGTAGATCGCGCAGCGGATGGTGCGCCGGCCACTCACGCCGCGATGTCCTTCGCCAGCAAGCCGAAGAACCGGGGCCCGGACCAGCGGGTGCCGGTAATCGCGCGCGCGACGGCCGACAAGGACCGGTAGCGCCGACCCCGCCAAACCAAGCCCGCCTCCGTGACGTCAACCACGTGGCTGACGCCGTTCCACTCCCGGACCAGGCGAGCGCCGGGGCGCAGGCGCGGGGATGGGGCCTGGGGCCGGCCGGCGGCCCAATGGGCCAGGCGGCGGCGCACGGCGGGCTTAAGCCCGCCGCGCTGCTGAACCTGTGCTTCGTAGGTCAACATCTGCACCAGCAACCGGCGGCTGATGCCTTTCGGCGGTGGGGTCTTGATGGTCCGACGCCAGGCCGCGATGAGCGCGTCGCGCTCGCGGGTGTCGAGGACAGCGACATCCTTGCCGGCCGGGGAATCGGGCGCCCCGCTCATCCTTTGGTGTCCGCGATCCGGTAGCGCGTAGCCTGGTCGGGCTCGGACGGGAGGCGCTCGATCATGTAGCCCTCCTTGCGCAGGCCGGTGAGGGCGGCGCGGGTGCTGTGCGGCTGCCAGCCCATCTCGGCGCTCAGGGTGGCGACATCGACACCCGGCGGATCCTCCAGCCGGGCGATCAGCTGCGCCTTCTTGCTGTCCGGCCGCGGCGACATCCTGGGCGCCGTGGTAGCAGCCCGCGCGGCGGCCGTCTTGCGCCTGCGAGTGGGCGTCTTGGTCATGCTCGTCTCCGGTACTGGGCCATTGGCGGATCCATGGCCTTGCACCGAGACAAGCCCGGGAGGGCGGCCGGGCGTGGTTTGCATGCACGCTCGAATCGCCGCGGAAGTCCAGTGGAAATTCAGACCGAAAGGGTCCGCCGCCGGTCCGCTGGCAGGCCCTGCCGAGGTTCGGTTCGACCGACTGGCGGGAACGCGGCTGGTGCTCAGTATCGGCGCATGCCGATGGGACGCCCGGTCACGCGATCCCGATCCATGAAGCCGCGCCCACGCGGTCCCTGGATCCAGGCAAGAAATTGCGAGATCGAATCCACCTGGTCGTCGTAGCGCACGTTTGGGAAGCCGCGCAGCTCTCGGGCCAGGGCCTCCCACCAGGACGTCTGGGTCGGGATGCCGACCTGCGAGCTCTGCAACATGTCGAGCTGCCCGGTCAGGCGTTCCACTTTCGAGCCCCTCGGCTTGGGCAGGACGATGTTATGAACACCTTCGGTCTTAAGCTGGCTCCAGAGCGCGTGACCGTTGCCACTGTCCTCGATCAGGACCTTGTCGGCGCGCCACGACCTGAGCTGGTGGCTTACCATGGCCTTCAGGTCCGGATAGTCGAGGCGTTCGCGGCGCAGGTCCATGAGGTACCAGACGCCGTCCCGCCAGCCCCAGGTGCTGCAGACCGAGAAGTCCGCAGAAGGGCTGTCCTTGATCGCGGTGTCCCAGCTCTGGACCAGCCAATGAACCTCATTACGAGCCGGCAGCGCATCATTCAGGTTGAGCCGTTCGATGCGGACCAGCGCTCCGTCGGGCGGTACCGGGTTCTGCTGGTACTGGGCCGTGAATCCGGCGCTACCCATCTCGCTCCGGATGGCCTCCAGGGACGACAACGGGATACGGGCCGGGTCGAGCACATCGCCCTGCTGGCGGGTCCAGATGCGACCATTGTAGAGTGGGACCCGCTGCGGGGCTTCGGCGATCGCCGGCAGGTTCAGACGCGCATACGTGCCGCTCGCCATCAACAGGGCCGGCAGGTCATCCTCGTGCAGGCGCTGCTGCACCGCGATGATCGAACCCTCTTTCGGCGCGTTCAGGCGGCTCAGCAGGGCCTCGCGGTAGTAGGTGCTCACGCTTTCCCGGCGAGCTTCGGAGCCGGCGTCCTGGGCCTTCATCAAATCGTCGATGACGATCAGATCCGCCCCGAAGCCGGTCGTGGCGCCGCCGAGCGAGACCGCCTTGCGGACCCCGCCGGCGGTGGTGCGCAGTTCCAGCACGCGCTCGCTGCGGGGATGGACACAGATCTGCGGGAACAGACCACGATACCAGGCCGAGGTCACGACCCGATGGAAGCTGAGCGCGTGCTCACGCGCCAGCTCCTCGCCATAACTAGCCACCATGACCTTGAGGCCCGGGTTACGCCCGATCAGCCAGGCCGGCAGGGCCACCGACGCGGAGACCGACTTGAGATGGCGCGGTGGCATGGTGATCAGAAGCCGGCCGCCGGGCGCCAAAGCCGCTGCCTCCAGGGCAAATGCCAGGGCCTCCAGGTAGGGCGCGCCGCTCGGCCGGTCGCCGTTGTTGAGCGTCACGAACACGCCCTGGATGAAGAGGTGGAGGTATTGCCGCTGCGCCGCCTGCAGCATCCGCTGATAGTCGCTCATGTCGGATCCTCCGCGGTCTGATCGGAGCCGTCGCCGTCAGCGTCGGACGCGAAGCTGATGCCGTTGGCCTGGTCGTCCCGGAGCATCCGCTCCAATTCCTGCACCAGCGTTAGGTCCGTGGCTTCATCAACAGCCGGCGGGGTCGCGTTGGACGTCCCAGGTTGAGTGCTATGATAGAGAGACGCGAGCCTGATGAAGCGGTCCAGCGCCTTGGGGTCGCCTTTCATCGCCTGGTTGCGAAGGTTCAAGAGGCAGGCCTGGATCGCCGGCACGCGTCGAACCTTGCCGTTCTCCCGCACCTTGACGGCGTCGAACAGGGTTTCCTCGAGCAGGGTCATGACGTTTCTGCTGCCGGGCTTGCGGCCTTTCGGGTTGCCCGATTGGCCCGGCTTGAAGCGGCTGTGCTTGGGCGGCTTGCCGTAACCGACCTCGTAGCTACGGTCCTCAGACATCGACCGCCTCCCGCGCCTCGAACTGGTCTGTGCTCGCCGGAGCGACCCGCGATGTCGCCTCACCGTGCTCTGCCAGCGCCTCGAAGCTTTGGCCAGTTGCAGCGTTGATCGCTGTCATCCCGAAGAGCGACTGCATCCGCCGCACGATCACGTCGACGTAGAGGGGATCGAGCTCGATCGCGTGGCCGATGCGGCCGCTCTTGTGCGCGGCGACCAGCGTGGTGCCGGAGCCGCCGAAAGGATCGAGCACGATATCGCCGCGGGCGGTGACGTCCAGGACTGCGTCGGCGACCAGCTGCACCGGCTTGACCGTCGGGTGGCTGGCCAGGTCCTGGTCGCGCGTCGTGCCGAAGGCGTTGATCCCGGCGTAGCTCCAGACGTTTGTCCGGTTGCGGCCGTGCTTGCCGAGCTGGACATGGTTCGCGTGCGCGCCGCCCGGCTTCTTGAACACGGGCACCAGCTCGTGCTGCGAGCGGTACAAGCCGCCCATGCCGCCGTTGGTCTTGGCCCAGACGCACAGGTTCAGGAGCTCGAAGCCGGCCGCCTCGCCCTGAATGATGAGATCGGCCACACTGCGCCAGTCCATGCACATGAAGGCGATGCCGCCGGCGGGCAACCATTCCATCGCTCGGTCGCACACTTTGCGAAGAAAGACGGCGAACTCAGTCCGCGTCATCTCGCCCGAGGCCATGGCGAACTCGCGGTGCTGCACCCGGCCCAGCCCGCAAACGTGACCGGAGATCGGAACGTTGTAGGGCGGGTCGGTGAAGACCGCCCCCGGTACGGCGCCATCGAGCACGAGCTGGTAGCTGGTGGGATCG